CAGCCTTTTATGAGTGCGTAGAGTGCAAGGGACAGATTCGAGACGGACAAAAGACAAAGATGCTTCGGGATGGGGAATGGATTGCCACAAACCCAAAGGGCGAGCCGGGGCGCAGAAGCTACCACCTAAACGGACTATATGCGCCTTGGGTTACTTTCGGCTCCTTGGCGGTCAAATGGCTACAAGACAAAAATGGAATCTTGGGCTTGCAGGATTTTGTAAACCGCATCTTGGCCGAGCCTTGGTTAGAACACGAAACAGAGCGTGTAGAGATAAAGCCCGGAGCCTACAAGATGGGAGAGATTCGCATGGGCGAGTTCCCTGTTATGAGTTGCGACATTCAAGAGGCGGGGGGCTTTCACGCTTGGGCAATTGTTCGGGCTTGGGACACCGAAGGAAAGTCTAGGCTTATATGGGCGGGAAGGCTTGAGACTTGGGGAGATATTCAAGCCAAGGCCGAGGAGTTTGGGGTTAAGGCCGCCGCCGTCTTTTGCGATTCGGGAGATCAGACTAGGGATGTTTATTTGAATTGTTGTAAGAACGGCTGGATTGCGCTTGTTGGCTCCGACAAGACCAGCTTCTCGGAGATTGTGGGCAATGCCAAGGTTCAACGCCCATACGCCAGAATTGCAAATGGCGATCCCTTCAGCGGAAAACAAACCATGTCGAAGGATGGCTGGAAATGGAAGCTCTGCCCTGTCTGGCGTTGGTCGAACCCGGCCATCAAAGACATCTTGGCAAACTTCCTAAAAACCGAAGGATGGGTAGCCGAGGACACCCCTCTAGTCTATTTTGAGCATATCAACGCAGAGGCCAAGGTTAGGGTGAAGAATCCCCTTACAGGCAGGGAACGCATGGTTTGGAAGCAAGTCGGCAAAAACAATCACTTAATGGATGCTGAGTGCATGAACATCGTGGGGGCGGCTTTGCATGGCAAGTTAAAGGTCACAGCTAGTGATCTTAACCAAGAGGAAATCGTTGAGTAATTTTGACATAAGTGGGGATTTTTATGGCTAGGGGTTCATTTGTCGGGCTTCCCATAGCTACCCTAACGAGTCTCCGCACAAAGTATCTTGAGTGCCTAGAAGCGATTGCGGTAGCCGGAGCGTCTTATTCAATCGGGGGAAGGTCTTTTAGCCGAGCCAATCTTGGAGAAGTCAGAGACACGATTGAAGAATTGACTTATGCCATCAAGCTGGCAGATGGTTCTAGAGTGCTGACGACTTACGCTAAATTCGGGCCATGAAGAAAAAGGCCGAATTGAATCTGATCGACAAGGCTATTGCCTTCGTCAATCCGCAGGGGGCGGTGGATCGCCTTCTTGCCCGCCAGAAGCTCAAGAACTTTGAATATGATGCTGTAAAATACAGCCGGGAACGCAAAGGGCCGAGTTCGCTTTCTGGGGCTGAAGATTATCGCTCGAATTATGACCGAGTAGAACTAATGAAAAGGGCAAGGGACTTGGCCGAGAATGTCGGCCTTGTTCGCTCGCTCCTAATGAAGTTTGCGGGTCATGTTGCGGGAACCATCAGCTACCAAGCGAGAACGCAGAACCCCCAAGTAAACACCGATGTTGAGGCCTATTGGAACGAATGGTGGGACAAGTGCGATATCTCCACAAGGCACACAGGATCAACCCTTATGCAAGTGGCGGTTATGTCCATGTTGCGGGATGGTGACTTCCTTTTTGTTTTGGTTCGTGATTCCAATGGCGATCTAAAAATCCAAGGCATTGAGGCCGACCGACTCGGTGACCCTTTTAAAGTTTATACCAGCCTAGAGCTTATCGGCGGAATCCATATTGACCGCAACACAGGTGCACCCACGGCTTACGATATTTACAACCGAAGCATCGGGGATTTTTATAGCTACCAAATCACTATTCCCTCAAGCCAAGCCTTCCACCTTTTCGACCCGCTACGCATCGACCAGTATCGTGGCGTTTCGGCCTTTCACACGGCCATCAATGACGCAACCGACATTCACGAACTTACCAGCTTTGAAAAGATGGCGGCCAAGGTTGCAAGCTCCCAAAGTGGAATCGTAAAGCGCAACAACAACAATGCCGCCGACCTTTCCACGCTTTCAACCGATGAGGACATCAGCGGGAATCAGATCAAGCTAGAAACGATTGAGTCAGGAAAAATTTCCTACCTAGAACCGGGCGAGGATATTATTTTCCCCAATGGCCCAAGCCGACCCAGCGGAGCCTTTATTGAGTTCCACAAAGTTCTTATGCGGAATATCTGCCTTGGGCTTGGCATCCCATATTCCTTTGCGGTTGATCCTTCCGCCATGTCCGGCCCGACCGCTCGCCTAGAAATGCAACAAGCGGGGCGCACCTTCAAGCGTTACCAGAATCTTTTAAATGATAAGGTGCTTCGCCCCATCAAGAACATCGTAATTGCAGACGCAGTTGCTAGGGGATTGATCCAAACGAGCGAGGGCGGAAAAACTACTAGGGGCATTTTCAATTTCGGGGCGAATGTTTCAATCGACCTTGGGCGGGAATCGGCAAGTGCAATCGCAGAGTTTAAGAGCGGACTTCGCACAGGCTCCGATATCTACGCAGAGCGTGGAGCGGATTGGGAGGCTTCGATGCGTCAAAGGGCAATCGAGGCAAAAGCAATTCAAGACTTGGCGAAGGAATATGGAGTCCCGCCAGAAACAATCAGCGATGTTGTCCCGCCAGAAAAACCAGCCCCAGCCGCCCCAGCCCCAAAGCCACAACCAGCACCGAAACCCGATGAGGACGAACAAGACGATGGCGAGGAACCAGAGAATGCACCCGAACCAGATGAACCGATTGAGCCTTCTTCGGAAAATTTAGAAGTTAAAAAAAAAGATACTGAAGAGGCGTTAGCAAAGCTAGACCCAGCATCTATTAAGATGCTGATTCAAGGGATGATGGGCGGAATCGAACTAGGGAAATACGATGGGATAGACTTCACCCCCCCACAAGGAGCTAGGGATGCGGCTAAGAGAGCTTTGGATGTGAGGGAAGGCAAGCCAGCAAGCCAAAGGGGAATGACCCCGGTCGGCATCTCCAGAGCAAGGGATTTAATGAATGGTGTGAACCTCTCCCCAGATACCGTCCGAAGAATGAAAGCCTTTTTCGATAGGCACGAAGTCGATAAAAAGGGCGCAACTTGGGATGAGCAAGGCAAGGGATGGCAAGCGTGGAATGGATGGGGCGGTGATGCTGGTTATGCGTGGGCGAGGAAAGTAGTTAGACAGATGAACGCAAAGGATGAAGAATTTTCTGAACTTGCAAGACCCGGCCCTAAATCTGCGGCGCAAACTCCCGCACCGCCCAAGGAGCGAATCAAAGGCTCCAAGGAGAACCCAGAAGGAACAGCATCCACCAGAAGCAAAGCTGGTGACATAGAGATTTCAGCCGAGAACGAGGAGGCATTGAAGAACAAGATTGCCGAGTTCAAAGACAAGCACCCCTCAAGGAAAGCCCCTACGCTTGGAGCATTAAAGAAAGTTTTTCGCAGGGGAGCAGGAGCATTCTCAACCAGCTTCCGTCCAACCATCAGCGGAGGTAAGCCCAACTCACGCAACGCTTGGGCGATGGCTAGGGTGAACAAGTTTCTAAAGATGGCTGGCGGTGGAGAGGTCAAAGAATCCTACCGCAAGGCTGACGGCGACCTTCTTTGACATAAAAAAAGATTCTATGCCCCTACCCACTCCCAGAGGAGACGAATCGGAACAGGACTTTGTTTCCCGCTTTATGGGCAACGAACAGGCCATCAGCGATTTTCCCGATGAAACACAGAGGGCGGCGGTTGCCTATCGCACTTATAGGGATGAGGATGAAGAAATGGCAGAGCTAGAATTGGGTGGGGTCTCGATCCTTGAGGTAGGCGAGGCCAAAGGGCATGACTTATTTGTGGACAAGAAAAGCCTAGAATCTGCCCTTGAAATTATGAAGTCCGCAAAGAACGGCGTGAAGGTGAAGATGAACCACGGAAGCGGATTGGATGCTGTGGTAGGCTTTGCCCGCAACCCCCGCATCGAAGGCGATAAGCTAGTGGCCGATCTTCGCCTTCTCCGCAACTCCCCGCACTACGGCCTCATCAAAGAGATGGCCGCAGAAGCTCCCGACCAGTTCGGCGTTTCCTTGGCTTTCGTGAATGAGTCCGAGACCATCAACGGCAAGGACTACATCCGACCTCAATCCATCGCTTCCGCCGACCTAGTTTCAAGCCCTGCGGCAACTAACGGACTTTTCGAGGAGATGGTTAAGTTCATGCAGAAATTTGCCGAGACCCAGACCAAATGCTCTGGAGAAACAATCAAAATGGGATATATGGTTGGCGGCAAGCCGATTCCCACCGACCTGCCCGAAGCCCAAGTTGAGGGCGAGGGTTTGACAAAAGGAGAAAACACAATGGAAAACAAAGATTACGGTAAGGAAGTGGAAGATATCAAGGTGCGCCTCGCCAAACTGGAAGAGGCCATGTCTCCCAAAGAAGAGAAAAAAGAGGATTCGGTTCCCAAGATTGAAGTCGAGGTTGAGCCGAAAGAGGAAATGGCGAAAAAGGAAGAGCCCAAGACCGAGGAGATGTCCGAGGTTGTGAAAAAGGTTCTCACCGAGTTCGGCATCAAGCCTGTCCCCGCTTCCCCGGTGATCGAGGAGGCTCCCGCAAAGAAAGAGGAGCCGAAGAACTTCGAAGCCCTTGTTTCGGCTCACCCCGAATACAAGACTTCCAAGCTGAACGCCATGAAGGCGGTCATGCTCTCCAACCCCAATGAATACCGTGAGGCCCTGTCTCGTGGTATCAAAAACATCTAAACAAAGGATACAAATACAATGGGCACTCAAGTTGATGGCTTTTTCAAGAGCTTTACGTTTACCACGGCGATTAGCGCGTTTCGTGCTGTTCAGCCGTCTGCAACCACTCAAGGTCTGGCACAGGCCGCCGTGACCGGGGCGACTCTCGCCATCGGTTTCACGCAAGAAGATGTGGCCGCTGGTGATTCCGGCACGGTCAAGCTGTTCCACCCGACCTATTTTGCCACCGTGTCCGGCACTTGCGCCGTTGGAGATTCTCTCTCCTTCGATTCGAGCGGCCTTGTGACCTCGGCGGCTTCCAACACTATTTCGGCTGGCATCGCTCTCGAAGCGGCCACCGAGACTGGCGCGGTGATCGAGATCGCCGTTCCTCTCAAAGTGGACTAAAGATTAACAACTAAAAAAGGATAAAAGAAAATGAGTTATATTGCTGGCGGTTCTACGATTCGTGCTGACATCAACCAAGCGTTGATCGAA